GTCTCGAATTGCGGAAACACTGCATACTCCCCGATCCCCACCGAGTACACCGTGATGTCCCCCGTCCGCCCGTACTCGTCCGCCACGCTCGAGATCGTCACCGTCTGCGCGCCCACGTTCCCGTTACGCACCAACAGGATCTCCTGCCCCGTCAGGGGAAACGAAAATCCCTGCGCGAAATCCGCCCCGGCCGCCGTAAACGCGAAATCCAGCGTGTTCACCGTCAGCGGCAGCGTCGGATTCTTCGCCAGCATCTGCACCGGCGTCAAAGCCAATCTAGCCATGCCTCACCTCCCTTACCACGCACCACGCACCACCTATCACGCTTCCCCGATCCACAACACCACATCCACGATCCGGCGATAGATCCCCGCCTCCGGGTCCTCCTCGCCGTCCAACTCATTCTCCACGAAACTCGTCGCCCCCCACCGCTGCGCGTTCAGCCCGTCCCGCAACTGCTCCGCCAGCGCCTCGACCGCCAGGTAACTGCTCGCGTAGCAATCGAGCTGATACCTGGGGTGCGATAACCCGGAATATCCGCCGTGCGACACCAGGCTCGGCCCGTCCACCCGCATGTAGCAGATCGCCGGCAACGTTGCCCCCTGCGGCAGCCGCAGCGGATACACCCGGCTCCCCGCGTCCGTGCCCAGGCTGATGACCTTCGCCCTCAGCGTGCTGGCTGTGCCCATCCGTTCACCTTGTCATTGCGAGAAGCGGTTTCTGCGACGAAGCAATCTCACGGCAGCACCACGACCCCGAACTTCACCAGCGCCGAGTTCGCCTCCAGATGAACATACCCCGTTGTCTGCACCCACCCCAGCAGCGGAAACGGCCCGTACACCCGAATCGCCCCCGCCGCGATGCTCTCCGCCGAGATCGTCCCCGACCGCCCGCGCGGATCCGTCGAACTGGTGATCGTCACCGTGTGCGCCCCGCTATCCGTGTTGTGCGCGACCACCAGCTCCTTCCCCGTGGCCACGAACCGGTTCTGCACCGACACGTCCGCCGCCGTCATCGTCACCGCCACCCCCGCCGCCGCATACCCTCCCGGCGCCGTGGACTTCGTCAGTATCGTCCGATCCGCCATACCCCCTCCTATCACGCACTACGCAATCCGCACCACGCATCACGTCTTAACGACTCTCCCCAACTGCATCCGCAGCACCGCCGCGACCTCCGCCACCGCCGCGTCCAAATTCTCGTCGAACGCCGGCCGCAGATACGGCCTCGCCCGCAGTGTCACCCGCTTCACCAGCGCAAACTGGGCGATCCCGGCGTCATCCAGCAGCACGCCCTTCCCGCCCTTGATCCTCGGCTTCAGAGGCCGCGGAAACTGCCGCGGCCCCGTGTACTGCCGGGCCTCATCCGTCAACGGGATCGCCAAGAACTTCGCCTTCCTGGGCACGATCGTCCCGCCGAACTCCTGGATCGCCGCATACTCCAGGTTCGTCCCGATCGCTACCTGCGCATCCCACTTACTGCGGATCGTCGCCTCGGAGTGGATCGACCGGGAGAGGGTGCGCGTGCGTTTCGGCGCCTTAATCTTAGCCGCATTCTGAATCGGCAGCGCCCCCGCCAGCAGCGCCCGCCTCAGCGCGTCGCCGGCCACGGCATCCGCCACCTGCGCCAGTTTCCTGCGCAGCCCCGGCATCCCCACCACCCGCACCGTCACCCGTCTATCGTCCGCCATCGTCTCTCCTCCCCTCCCCTGGTACTCCGGGGGAGGGGCCGGGGGTGGGGGCCTACGTCACCACCTGCACCCGCAGCCGCGTCGACTTCCCCAGCGAATCGTTCTCCACCGCCAGCACGTCATACATCGCCGATCCCACAACCGCCCGCATCGCCGCCGTGATCGTCGGATAGTACCCCGCCAGCGCGATCGTATGCGAGTAGATCACCGTCGTGTAATCCGGCCCCTTCACCTCGCCCCCGCCCGCCGGCGCCACGTGACATGGGATCGCCGTGTGCGCGGCCAGGTTCGTCCAGGTATAGCTTGGCTGCCCCGCCGCGTCCAGCGTCTCCGTCCCCTGCTGGATCGTGCACGAGCCCGGGTAAAACGTTCCGAGCTGCCCCATCATCCTCGGATCAATCAACGGCCTGGCCACGTCCACCCCTCACGCACCACGCACCACGCATCACGTTTCACGATCTCAGCGCCTGGTTCCACAGCCTCTCCCGCGCCGAGAAGTCGTTCACCACCATCTCCGCCCAGTCGAACGACCCGCCATCCTCGGCGGCCTCCCCGGCGTCCGCCTGCGTGCGCAGCAGCGCCGCGTGCTCCCGCAACGCCTTCGCCACACTGGGCCCGTCCGTGCTCAAGTCGAGCAGCCTGATCCGCTTCTGGACCAGCGCCTCGTTGGAGGCTATCTGATCCAGCGCGGACGCCGCCGCCCGTTTCACGCTGCTCGACTCGAGCCCCAGGAACGCGTCCACCTCCGCGTCCGTGAAGATCGCGTGACTCGTATCTGTGTCCGTGATCAACAGCCGCACGCGTCCCCGGTCCGTCGCCACGTCATACGTGAACGCCATCTGCGCCTCCGTGTAAGGGCGGTTCACGACCCGCCCGCTAATCTCCCTTATCGGAACTGCTGATTGCCGATTGTTGATTACGGATTAGATATCCACAATCCGCAATCGGAAATCCGCAATCCGCAATCCTACGACCCCGACCCGTTGCTCGCCACCGTCGTCAGCGGATCCATCCGACACCCGCCCAGCACGTGCCGAACCTTGTACTCCACCGAGTCGTTCTCGAAGTCGCCTTCCATCGGGTTCACCGCCCCGCCGCCGATCCTCGAGGCGTTCGGCGCCTTGTAGAAAATCTCAGGCTGCTCATGCCCGCGCAGGAACCCGATCTCCAACGCCGGCCGGTCGTCCGGATTGGCGAACAAGAACCAGCTCGTGTCCCCGTTCGACGTGGCGACGTAGGGGATGTACGGATCCACCCACAATCGGGTCCGGTTGCGCATCCAATTCACCGTCACCAGGTTTTGCTGCGCCGTCCCCGCGCTGGCGTTCGTATCCAGCCAGAGCTGCACCGCATTCAGGATGTTCAGCGCGGTCACTTCCAGCGCCGGCGGCACCACCAGGTTCACCGCCTCGACGTAGATCGGCTCGGTCGTGCCATCGACGGTGTAGTCCATCTTCGACAGCACCAGCATCGCCTGCTGTAGCGCCGCGATGCTCAGCACCGGGTTCGTCGAGCTCGCCCCGGCGTGCGTGTTCACGATGTTGTCATACGTGTTCGAGTACAGGCTGGCGTGCGGCCCGCTCGAATCACAGTACAACCCCGTCGCGAAGCGCGCCTCGGTCCGGCGAGCCGCCCGCCCCAGCCGCACCGGCACGTCCTTCAGCGCGTCCAGCTCGTCGTTGATCAGCGCCTCCCAGGAGAACGCCACCTTGCGCCCGTACTTCGTCACCGCGTAGGTGAACGGCGCCACCTCGGTCAGCGACGCCATCGGGTAGTCCGCCTGCTCCGCCACCCCGCTCAGCGCGGAGTCCGTCCCCAGTGCCGCCGGGAACCGGCGCACCGTCCGGAAGTCCGGCACGCTCTTAACGCGCACCCAGTTACGCCAGGTGCTCGGGTACTCCTGGTAGGCCGCCAACATCTGGCGGTCCAGGATATCGCCGAACAAGTACGGGAAATCGCTGGTCGTCATCGCCTCCCGCAGGAGGTACGTCGGACGCTTCCCGCGCTGCACGTCCGCCATCAGCCTGGCCGCCTCGGCCAGCTTCGCCATGTAGGTCGGGTTAGCCTGCCCGCGCTTGCTGTGCACGCCCGTCCCCTCGCCCTCGAATAATTTTTGCACCGAGGCCCGCTCCTGCTCGATGCTTTCCACCAGCTCCAGAAACTCAGCCATCGCTCTCTCTCCCTCCATGGCCGCAGCGTTTGCGGCCGCTAATCGTCGTTATCGCCCCAGCATTCCCCCCTCCCCCTGCGAAGTCCCCGTCGGGGGGTACTCCGGGGGCAGGGTCGGGGATGGGGGCCTACTTCCGCGCGTACTCGATCCATGCCGCATAGAGCCAGATCGCATCGGTCGTGTGGGTCCCTGGCGTCAGACAGATGTTTATTAACCCCGGATGCTCGGCCAGATCGGCAGCTGCCAACGTTACCGTGTACTCCGCCAGCGCTGCAGCAGCCAGCGCAGCAGTGGCGCTCCCCGCGTCGGTGTCCCCCACGCCATCAAAGATGCCGGCTGTCACCGTCACCGCGTTGTCGGTGTTGGTGTCCTTGCCCATCATCAGGTGCAAAGTGGCAACCGCCGTGCCATCCATGTCCGGCGGCTTCGGCACCGGTGCGAACTGCACCTCGACCGACGATGCGGCCGCCCAGATCAAGCGCAGCGTCTTGTCGGTTGCCCCGTTGACCCGCGCCAGCGACGGCGCCGAGTTCCCGTCAGGCAACATCCCCTCGGTCGTGTTGCCGATCGCGTTGGCGGCGATGATCTTCAGCGTGGTGATATCCAGCGGGATGAAACCCTTCGCCATCGTCGCCGACAGCATCGCCGGCGTGACCTTGTTCGCGCCGATCGCCACTGCACCGGCAGCGGACAGCGTCACGTCGCCGCTCACCGCCACCGAGACAACGTCGGTC